GCTCATCCTAAATACTCTGTAAGCGCTATGATTATTAATCAACTCATAGTAATAATACACTGAACCGCATTGATCGTCAAATTTAATAATTCCCCATGGTGAATTTTTAATACCCAAAGGCTTTACTTGAGGTTTTGTTGAATCCCATGTTCTAATACCAAACAAGTTATTTGCTTCTTTGGCAAATCTAGAATTTCCCCATGCTGACTCATGTCCGGCTTGTGCTACTATCAAATCTTTTGGAATAAATGTTTCTATGTTTTTTGATTTAGGAATTTTATCTATGCAATTAGAAAGAAAAATAACAAAATCGTGTTGCGAAATATTTCCAAATTCAATAGAAATTTCTTCAGTTTCAACCTCAACTGGATCTGCTAGAACAAAACGTTCGTCTGTTGTAGTTTTAGTATTAAAACTAGGATATAGTGATAGTATTAATACGAGTGCTATTATGTAAATCCATTTTTGTTTCATTGTAAAGCATTTCATTCATAAAATCTAATTCTTGTTCAATATAGTCTAATCTTTTATTGTATTTTTCAAGTTCATAGTGTAAATGTACTTGTAAAGATATAATAATTCCTAATAAAATACCAATTAAAAGCATAGATAGAGCAGTAAGATTAATTTCTTTAAACATATTATCCTTTCGCAAACAGTTCAGCATCGTCTAATCCAGCAACTCGAAGTTTCACAATATTATTAATTTGAAACTGTTTGCTATCAAGAGCTTTCATTAGCCCAAGATATTTGTTTCTTAACAATGCAAATTCGTTTACTAATTGAGCCATACTAATTACATCATCTTCTCCGTCAATGTATTTTTCAACATCTCTGCTAGTTAACGCTCTTTGATAGTTTTCAAGATACTGTTTATATTTGATACTTCTAATTTTTCTTAATTGTATATTAAGAAATTCTAATATTGATTCAATTTCTTGTAGTTGATTAAAACGATGTTCTACTATTCCAGGTATTTTAGAAGAATTAAGTTCAATGTTTCCTTTCATTCCACATTCAATTCTTGCTTCTTCTAACTGTTGTTCGTAAAAATCAATACAGTCAGGAAGTTTTGATAAATCAGCAGATACAACTCGGTACCATTTTATCATTACCAATCCTCATTGTCATCGTCATCATACCAAGATTGATCATCATCAACTTCATCATTTTCTTGATAATAATCTTCAAATGCAGACTCAAGATATTCATCATTTTCTTTTAGTTCATTAATGCTTTGTTCGTCTATACCAAAATCATCAAGCATGGCTACAAACGAATTAGCGGCGTCACTTCTGTCTTTGGCTGGAATAAAATTACTCATTTTATTCCAGAACTCAATTAACATTCCTATTTCAGAATTAGTTATCATTGTCATCTTCCTCGTTAGTGTTAGCTGGTTGTGGGAGTTCAACAAACTCTTTCATAACCATATCCATTAACTCACCAGTCCATTGCTTACGATAATGTTTATGCTCTTTACCATCTTTATCAACATATTTTAATCGATTACCTTCTTTTACAAGAAGACCTTTTTTCTCAAACAAATCAATAAGTCCACTGTATGGATCCATTCCTCTTTCATATGGAATCTTAACTTGTACAGATTCAAACGGTTTATTAAATCTTGTTTTCATAACTTTGATAGCCGCTCTAATTCCAGTTACATCAGAAATTTTGTTGCCATCTTCGTCTTCTTTCAGTTTTAACTTTTTCATAGCAATAACAACTGAACTTGCATAAACAAATCCTTGACCACCTGAGATTTTGTCATCAGGATCAAACATATCTTGTGATGCGTATGTGTGGTTAGTTGCTACTAGTCCTACGTTATATGCACCAAACATATTTACACAGTTCCTAATAAGTGCAGTAAGAGATTTGGCTTTTCTACCAAGATCACCTTTCATGTCACCTTTTTCAAACTGATCTCTATCAGTTGGTGTTAATAGCATACCTAAACTATCAATCACAAATAAAATTTTTGGTCTATCAGATTCTTCTTTACCATCATATTCTTTTGCATAATTTGATACAAACTCACTAATAATTTTTGCTACATCATCTACCATAGCAACATTGATTCTTAGCAACTTGTCCGGTGATGTATCAACACCAAGTGCTTGTAACCAATCTTCATGCAGTGCGTTTTCTGAATCTAGTGCAACACAAAAAATTCCTTGTTCTTGTGCATTTCTAATTAAATTACCAGATGCAATTAAACTTTTTCCTGATCCAGATTCACCTGCTAACATTGTTACCCTACCAAGTGGTATTCCTTTTTCAAAATCACCACTAATAAGATAATTTAAACAGTAATTTCCAGTTGATACCCATGTGTTTGGATCTGATTCAAAACCAACTGAAATACCTTGAATGTTCTTTGTTAAACTTGTTCTAAATTTACTTACGTCAAACGGTCTTACCATAATGAACTCCTTACGTTAAAGTAGTAGTGCATGAATCATGCACTACTATCATTTTTAGCATTTATTTGTTAGATTGTCTAGCTCTAATCATAGCTAAGATATCATCAGCTGAACCACTGCTATTTGTAGTTGCAGGAGCTTCAGTAGTAGTTGCTACTGCTGGCTCAGGTGCTTGAGTTGTTGACTCAACTGTTGCTGTAGTTTGTGCTACTGCTGGCTGAGTTGGTGCAACTGCTGGCGCCGGTTGTTCTGGTGTAGTTACCGTCGACGCAACTGTACTTGCTACTGTTGATGCTGTCGAAGCCGGTGCTGATGCATTTGATGACCCTGCAACACTAAAACCTGTTGGCTTATAGTATTGAGCAAAACGATCTGGATCATAAAGCTCACCATCTACTGATGCTTTAAAGAGTTCTTGCATAATAGCAACTTCATCAGATGAAGGTTTCTTTGGCATATAATCGCTAAGATTATGCAATCCAAATTTATCAATTGCACTTCTTTCAGTTTCTGAAAGACTTCTTGCCTTGAACGACCATGTTGATGTTGAGTAATCAGCATAACCACCTTTTTGAGTTTTGGTTAATTTGAAATCTCTACCATTTTCGTTATCAGTTGGAAGATCTTCCATGTCTGGATTCATCAGTGCTGATCTAATAATATTAAAGATTGACGGATTGATTACAAAACGTCTAATTGGATTTTCAGGAATAGTGTCCTCTTCCAATGTAGAGTTTACTACAAAACCTTGGAAGATATAACTTCTTTTCTTCCAATATTTTCTACCCATGTCTTCTAAACTTGGATCTTTAAACCAAGTTCTAACTTCTGATAGAATAGGACAAGGTTCATTGAACATTTCCATACAAGGAATTTGAACTATTGTTGGTTTTGTGTCTTGAGCACCTTTGATACCAGGAAATGGTAATTTAATCATTGCTCTTTCTTGCCAGAAGAAAGTGTTGTTTGAATCACCGTCTGGTAAGAATCTAAGTGTTGAAGTTGTTCCTTCTGCGATATTCCAGAAAGGAAAGATTGCATTGTCTGATGCAAGACCTGAGCTGTTTGAAGTTTTCTTTTCTTGTTCTGCCAGCTTGGCCCTAATTTCTGCTAATGTTGCCATAATAATGTGCCTCCTTTGTGCCTAAATATTAGCCTATGTTTTTGCCTAATGCATAGATGTTTTTTTAACATCATATACACAGTATATTTATACTTTTAATAAAAGTCAAGTCTTTTTTAACCCTATTTTAAAAGTTTTTTTTGAATGTAAGCATCCAATTTCTACCCGGTTGTGAATATCCATCTGGACTGTCATAATTTTTATCAAATATGTTTTTTACACTCAAACTTATTGTTTTATTATCATCTATTTTATACGTAGAATGAAAATTTGTCAACGATACAGATGGTTTTTTTATAGTAGCCCAGGTGCTACTGTCTATATCTTTATGACTGCCTATATAATTTAACTCAATAATATTGGTAAAATTGTTATGTGTATGCTCAACTCCAGTACTATTTGTCCACTTTGGCTTTCGTGTAAGCTCAGTACCATTGCTGTCTTCTGCTATAGTAAATGTTGTAGAAGAATAAGTTTTTAAATTGTCATTAAGTTGCCCTGATGCATTTAATTCTACACCGTGCCTGTTTGATTTTGCAGTATCATTTACGTATGTATTTGACTGATATTTCAAAGCATTATCAAGATCTGTTGTGAAGTAAACAATGCTGATATCTGTTAAACTGTTATTGTATGATAGTCCAATATCTGTTGTTGTTGCTTCTTCTGGTTTTAGATTTGGATTACCTGAATATCCAAAATTATCAGATCCATACAGTTCATATAGTGTTGGCGTCTTAACTGCTGTGGACTTGTTAATTTTAAATTGCAATCCTTCTGCAATAGTATATGCCGAACCAATCCTATATGTATTATATGTTGAAAAATCTTTTGGATCATCATGTCTTACACCACCTGATATAATTAAGCTATCAGTCACTTGCAAGTTACCGTTAACAAAATAACCTGTTGTGAAAGAACTTTTATCAACTTCTGATTCATATGAACCATTGTTGTCAAACTTACCACTAAAGTCTTCATGTTCAACTCCTGGTGTAATATCAAAGTTGTCAAACATAAAAGTATTTGTTCCAATGAAAGTTGTGCTTTCTGAATCGTATGTGTCTATTTCAGTTCCATTAGTATATGTTCTATCATACTTGTTGTTTGATATCACAAACTTGCTATGTCCAAGATTGTTTTTAATTTTTACGTCTGATTGAAAAATAGAAAATTTATTGTTTGCTGTATAATCTAAATCATCTCCAGATCCTGAATCTAGTTCTGAATCATTTTCTTTAGTTGAATACATTATTCCAAATTCGTTCAAGCCGTTTTGACCAAAGCCAGTTCTTGAATTGATAGTAAAATTTTTAGCTTCAAATCCATCATCTTCTGTGCCATTTGCTGATGCTGATATTCCATTACTTTCAGCACCATCAACTGTTAAACTTACAAACGTATTTTGATCAACAAAATATTTTCCTACATTTAAAGTTACTTTTTTAGTGTCAAAAGATCCTGCAGATACAATTATAGAATTTTCAGGTATTGCATCTGTTTTAAAATTTATGACACCACCTACTGCATTAGGTCCATACAGTGTTCCTTGAGATCCTTTGATAACTTCTACTGATGTAGCATGATTTAAAAAATCATTTGATATGTCATGTAGTCCACCAGTTGTGCTGTGATCTTTTATAGGTACTCCATTGATCATAACCAAAACATGATTTGAATTTGTACCTCTCATAAACACTGATGTTTGTTGTCCAGTAGAACCTGATTGTACTACATGTAACCCAGAAACTCTTTTGATTGCTTCAACTGTGTCTACTGTGTTTGTTTTTTGAATTGTTTTGACATCAATTACATCTGCTGTAATTGTTTTTTCTGCACGAAAACTTGGATCACGTAGTACTGGTACATATATCGTTACAACCAAAGTTCCGTCTTCTGATTTGCCAACTTCAGGATATTCGCGTTTTTCGTTAGCATGTACTAACGAAATTGAAATATAAATCCAGAAAGCTGTTAATAAAATAATTTTTGATAATTTAGTGGCCATTTTTCCTTTACTTTATGTAACATTTTAATTATTGTGCTATAAAATAATGTTGATAAAATAGTATTTGTAAAGAAAGGAATTGCCATAACGTAACAAGTGAGTAACCCAGTTAACGTGTAACCGTAATATCCACTTGTCCATACTCCAAAATTTGTTACTATAAAAAATAACAAACTTGATAACAGAGACATTGTCCATACATTTACAAATTTAAACTGCTTCATAAACATATAACTCATAAGTGTAACTGCTATAAAAGAAATGTATACCCAAAACACATAGGAGTGAAATCCTATAAAGATATCAGATACAAACATCGCTAACAAAGGTATCACAATAGCCATGTACCTGTCTGAAGTTAGCATTGGCATAGTAACAGCCATAGCTAATACAGGAGTAAAATTAGGAGGATGAGGTATCAACCTACTAATTGCAAGTACAATTATTGTGTATAAAATTATTCCAAATGTTTTCATAACAGTTTACTATATGCCACTGTTAACTTTGCGTTGTAGAATTTAGACTTTTCCTGGCCTTTGATCCGACAGAGGACTACATTGGGTGGCATTCGGACTTCAAATAGTTACCGTTGCAGGTACAGTTAATGATTTACACATTATTTCCCACCTTGCGTACAATGTTGTATATATTTATATATGAAAATTAGTTAGATGTCAAGCCTGCTAGATGTTTAATTCTATCAAGATCAGCATTTTCAGACCATGTATCTTCAATTTCATCAGCAATCTTGTTTAACCATTCTGGCTCTGACGGATGTCTATCACCATCTGAAACATCTGCATAACCAATACCATCAGCTTCTTTTCTCAGCATCACAGCAATTTCTTCTGCTGATTTACCAGCATACGCACTTGTTGGATCTTTGATATCACTCATTACCGCATCTTTATATTCTTCAAATTCGTGTCTTTCATCTGCGGCCATACCTGCTAATTCATCTTTTGATATGCCTAAGTGATTTTCTTCTGGTGGATTCTTTTTGATTCGTTCTATATCTTCTGGTGACATTGGATTTTCATCTAAGATTTTTTGAGCTACTGCTTTGTCCATTGTTACTGGATGCATTTTTCCTGATCCAGCTGGATATTCAAATTCTTTTTTGTTGTCTACTGCACCTTGTGCCGCCGCAGATTTAAAATCTTCAAACGCTTTTTCCTGCTCAGTAACTTCAGCATTTTCATCAGCTTTTTGAATTTTTAACATTCTTGCCGCCGCATTTAAATATGATGTCCATAATTGATGATTACTTGTATCTTTACCGTCTTTTCTCATCATATCCTGTGCTTTGTCATTTATTTTTCTACGCTGGTCTGGCGTATATTTTTGCATCATTTCACCTGCTGTCATATCTTCTGACACAGTGTTTGATTGTGTTACAATTGGTTGATCGTTGAAAACACCAAGTATTCTGTTGAATGATTCTGACAGTTGATCAACTTCATACAGTGAAGGTTCTTTTTGTGGAAGCATTGTTGGCTTCTCAGTTGGCTTTGGTGTTTTATCTAAATCTTTAATATTTCCTAATACTTTTTTCAAAAGATCAATTTCATTTTTTTGAATTGGTCCAAAAGTTTTATCGCCTGTAAGTTTATCAGACATTCTATCTAAAAATACTGATACTTCATCGTTTTTAGCTCTCATTGACATATCACTCAATTTATAAGCCATCATTGCTGATTTGTCTTTGAACTGTTTGATATTGTCTGGGCTGTATTCTTTTTGTGAATCTGTTCTCGGGTTTAATTCAAATGGTGCGCCTTTGTCAAGTTCGCCTTGAACTCTTTGAACTAACGCATCTAAATTTGTCATTTCTTCTTCATGTATTTGATGTATCATTGGTAGTAACTCCACTAATCTTGAATCAATATTTGATACAGTGAACTTTTCTTTTAGCTTGTCTAGTGAATCCTGTGATACTTCTGATACTGGATTTGCAGTAAAATTTTCTACATATTCATTGTACCCTGTTGACGTTGTTAAACGTTTCATTGTTTCTCGTAAACTATGTTGTTTTGCTAACAAAGAGTTATAAACTGATGATGCTTGTTCTAACATATTTGGCGAACGTCTAACAATATTTGTTACTTCACGAATTTTGCTTAACTGCTCACTAATATTAACAATGCTTTGCCCAATTTCATCGTATGGATTTCCGCCGGATTGTACATGACGTGTCATTGCTCTTGCACCATTTAGATGAATGAAAGGATATTTAAATCTTTCACCTTCTGAGTTTTCAATATATAATGCTTTAATGTTTCTTGATCTTGAACCAGGAATTTCTTCATTCACAGGGTTTCTGTGCTTGATAAGAAGTTTGGCTCCTTCTAAATTCTGTGAGCTGGTCTTAGTTGTGCCAGCCAGTGTTGTATAACTTTCTGTAGTAATGTCTTTCATAGTATTTGTATTTAACCTAAATGTATAATTTTTGGGCTTAATTTCTCTGCCAAACTCTCTTAAATCAAAGTCTAAAAGGTTATCTCTAGCTAGATTTTTAACTGATTTTATAGATTTTTCAATACTTTCAACAGATTCTGGTCCTTTATGCATCTTAACTTCACCATTTTCTTGGTCAACATTTACCATAATATTTGGTGATTTTACATAAAAAAATCTTGCTCTTGCTGGATCAGATATTTCCATGCCTTCAGTGCTGTCAAACATCTGTACTGAGTACCCGTGCCCTTTGAGTACTTTAAATAATTTCTCAGAAACTGTGTTATAATCTACTGCCATACTGTTATTTACCTTTATATTATCATTGGCATTGGTTGTACTGAACCATCCTCGTCATCGTCTAATGTTTCACCTAAACTTCTTTCAAACACAGCATCATATTTTGTCAAATAATCAATTATTCTACAACACAATAATGTAGCAGATACCAAATCATCATTTTCGCCAACTTTTGCACTAAAACTGTTACCTCTTGCAACAAATACTTTTAACTCTCTAATTAAATTTCTGCTGTGCAGTGCTACTTTATCAGATTCAATCCAATGTTTTAATTTAGAACAAGCAGAAATTTTAGCTTTGTGTGTTGTGTTGTAGCCTTTTCGTTTGTGCTTGTCTCGTCTTTGTTGTCCTGCACGTCTTGGTTCATGTAAGAAGAATCCAGGAAATCTTGATTCATCCATCTCCTCAACTGACACTATTGCCGCTTCTCCAAGTGTGTTGTTTTCAATCGTCCAATATAACTCAGGCTGTGGTTGTCCTTGTTCTTTTAACTCAAGTTCAATCTCTTTCAGTATTGAATAAAGTGTTCTAACTTGTCCTTGTACTGATGTTTTATTATGTTGCCATTCTGCTACTTGTTTGAATTCAGGAACGCTGTACACTTGAATTGCCGCATAGTCACCGCCAGTTCCCAAACTAGGATCTAAAGCCGCAACATAAGTATTTCCTTTTTTAATTTTTTCGTACCATCTTACTTGTCCAGTTTTTCTCAAAGGATCTTTACCGGCTAGTGTAATTAATTTTAAGCCATCAATTAGTGTTTCATCGAATGCAATAAATTCACATTCGTGTTCTCGCTTAAATCTTTCTTCACCAATTCTTGCCTGTTCGTCTTTAGCCCATTGATCATCTCTGTCTGGATGCTCTGACCAATGTACATTGATTGCTTTGAATCCATTTATACCAGTGCCATCTCT